TCAACAACGAGATCCTGCACCTGCTGAACGCTGGGCAGGGCAAGAACTTCGGCGGCCCCGCCAAGGAGTTCATGGACTGGGCGCGCGCCCAGGGGCCCACGGTCGCGAGCGTGCTGACGAACGTGGCCACGGCGCTCGTGCACATCCTGCAGGCGGGCAGCGACGTCGGCGTGGGCCTGCTGCAGGTCGTCAACGTCCTGTCCAAGATCGTCAGCTCTGTGCCGCCTGACGCCATCGCCATGTTCCTGCAGCTGGCGTTCGTGCTGAAGGCGACCAAGACGGCAGCGCTCGGGATGACGGCCGCCAGGACCGCGGTGGCCGCATTCGCCACGTCGCTCATCGCCATGGGCCGGGCGGCGGCCGGGGCGCCCGGTACCCTCGGCGCAGCCCGGGCCGCCATCATGGCCCTGTCCCGCTCCGCCAGGGTCGCGGTGGCGGGCACCGGCATCGGCCTGCTGCTGATCGCCCTGACCGAGCTGTCGCAGCGCGGCAAGCAGGCACCGCCCGACGTCGACAAGCTCACCAACTCGCTGAAGCAGCTGGGCGCCACCGGCCGCGTGACCGGCGAGGCATCGCGCGCGTTCGGCAACGACCTCAGCGGCCTATACGACAAGGTCCGTTCCCTGACCGATCCGTCGACGACGGACAAGGTGCAGCAGTTCCTCGTCGGCTGGACCGGCTGGGACTCCACGCCCGTCAAGGACGCCAAGGAGAACCTGGACTCCGTCGACAAGGCCCTGGCCAGCCTGGTGCAGAACGGCCAGTCGGACATGGCGGCGGCCGCGCTGAAGCGGCTGACCGCCGAGTACGGCAAGGGCGGCCGGGACACCAGCAAGTTCACCAGCTCGCTGAACGACTACAAGGACGCTCTGTCCGACAGCAAGTTCGAACAGCAGCTGGCAGCCGACAGCATGGGCCTGTTCGGCGCCCAGGCGCAGACCGTGCAGGCCAAGCTGGACGCGCAGAAGCAGAGCGCCGACGGCCTGCGCCAGTCGATCCAGGCCCTCAACGACGCCAACCGGGCCGGGCTCGGCGGGATGATCGGGTTCGAGGCGGCGATCGACAACGCGGCGAAGGCCGCCCGCGACAACGCCGGCTCCCTGAAGATGTCGCACGGACAGCTCGACCTCAACTCGTCCAAGGCCCGGGACGCCGCATCCGCGCTGAACGACCTGGCATCGAAGACGGAGGAAGCCGCAGCCGACGCGCGACAGAGCGGCGCATCGTGGGCGACGACGACCACCATCTACGACCGCGGCCGCGCGCAGCTGATCAAGTTCGCCCGACAGATGGGCCTGTCCAAGACGGAGGCACAGCAGCTCGCCAACCAGATCCTGAAGGTGCCGGATCTGAAGACCCGGGCGGAGATGTCCACCGAGGACGCGAAGGCGTCCCTCGATGCGTTCAACTCGGCGGTGCGCCGTTCTCCCGGCAGCAAGTCGGTGACCCTCAAGACGCTGTCCTCGACAGCCGAGCAGGTCCTGAAGTCGTTCGGGTTCAAGGTCACCCACCTGAAGGACGGGTCGGTGAAGGTCTCGGCCGCCACCGGTTCCGCGCTGCAGGGCATCCGCAACGTGCAGGGCGCCGTCAACGCGCTGCGCGGCAAGACCATCACGATCATGACGCAGTACTTCACTGCGAAGAACCCGTCCCAGCTGGCGGCCGCGCACGGCCGCGCACGCGGCGGCCCGGCACCGCGGTTCGCGTCCGGGGGCATGCCGTCCGGGCTGCTCAAGGGCCCAGGTACGGGCACGTCGGACAGCATCCCGATGTGGTGGGCGTCGACCGGCGAGTACGTCGTCAACGCGCGCTCGACGGCGAAGTACCTGAGCCTGATCGAGGCCATCAACTCCGACCGGATCGGCGGCGCCTCCGGGTCGGGCACCGGGTCCTCCATCGGCGCGGGCCTGGCCGGCGGCATGGATGCCGCCGGGCCGATGGTGAAGGCGGGCGCCCGCCGGATGGCGGCCGAGGTCACAGCCGGTATCCGCGAGGAGCTGGAGATCCGCTCGCCGTCGAAGAAGACGAAGGCCCTCGCGAAGGACGTGGGCAAGGGCTTCATCTCAGGGCTCACCGGATCCCGCGACAAGATCAAGTCGGTGGCGAAGGACCTGGCGAAGGACATCAAGACTGCCTTCTCCGGCCACAAGGAATCCTCGCTGCTGAAGATGGTCGACAAGGACACCAAACGGTTGCTCGACCTCGCGGCGCAGCGTGACAAGATCGCCGCGAAGATCGCCGCGGCGAAGGCCTACGCGTCCGACGTCACCAAGAACACCCGCTCCGCGGCGGGCCTGTCCAACCTGGGCATGGGCGAGGGGGAGGTGACCGCCGGCGGCATCAAGGCGGGCCTGGCGCAGAAGCTCGCGCAGATCCGCCAGTTCTCCCGCTATATCTCCATCCTGGCGAAGAAGGGCCTGAACAAGGGACTGCTGCGGCAGATCCTCGACATGGGCCCGGTCGACGGCTACGCCTACGCCTCGGCCCTGGTGGGCGCGGACAAGAGCACCTTCGCGTCGATCAACAGCAGCCAGAAGGCGATCGACAAGGAGTCGACGAAGCTCGGCCGCAAGGGCGCCGACGCCCTGTACGACTCCGGCAAGAACGCCAGCAAGGGGTTCCTCGCGGGCCTGGCCTCCCAGGAGAAGCACCTCGAGCACCTCATGGAGAAGATCGCCAAGAGCATGCAGAAGGCTCTGCGCAAGGCTCTCGGCATCAAGTCGCCTGCTCGCAAGATGATCCCCGACGGCATCAACACGACCCGCGGAATTGCGGCCGGCGTGCTGGAGGGGATCCCGCACGTCGACCGGGCAATGAAGGCCGTGGCCGGGCGCATGGCCGGACGCGGCGTGGCTACCGCCGGCCGGGGCGCGGTAATGCGCAGCGTCAGCCAGACCATGACCGTGAACATCAGCGTCACCGACGCCCGGGACCCGGTCGCCACGGCGAAGGAGATCCGCCGCGAGCTGCTGGAGCTGAAGCGGGTGTTCGGGATGAACGTCGAACTGAAGGTGGGGTGAGCCGTGGCTCTGCTCGTCGAGGTGGGCTGGGGTGGCTTGGTGCAGGCCCCGGCCACCATCACCTGGACCGACATCAGCCCGTATGTCGACGACACCAAGCAGGGGGTGACCATCACCCGCGGCGCCTCCGACGAGCTGTCGGAGACCCAGCCCGGCACGGCCACCCTCCGCCTGGACAACCAGGACGGTCGCTTCACCCCGGGCTCCGCGTCGTCGCCGTACTACCCCTACGTGCGGCGCAACGCGCCGATCAGGGTGAGCGTGGCCGTCATGCCCACACCGTCCGGGTCGGCGCCCTACGCGCTCGCCATGCTGGGCGACGCCTTCGACGACGGCCAGGTCAACTCGAGCCTGTGGGTGGCCAACACCGGCGGCGCCGGCGTCGAGACCGCGGAGCGGCGCCTGCGGATCACGATGGCCCCCGGCGTCGACACGAACTTCACCTCGGCCCGGCAGTGGAAGCTCACCAGTTCCAAGCTGACCGCGAAGCTCTCGGCCGTGCCCGCCCTCAACGGCTCGTCGAACTGTGCCGCGTCGATGTGGGTGCTGTCGGCGACCTCCGGCACCCGGCTCGGCTGGCGGTACGACGCGTCCACCGGCGTGCTCGCCGCCATGTCGCAGACGTCGTTCTCCGACGCCACCCCCACCAACCTCACGTACAGCGCGATCGACCACGCCTGGCTGCGGGTGCGGGAGTCGGGCGGCACCGTCTACTGGGAGACGTCCGGCGACGGCTACGTCTGGACGACCCGCCGCACCCTGGCCACCCCGAGCTGGGTGACCAGCGACACCCACGCGGTCGACTTCCCCACCACCCGGACCGGCGGCACGTCCGGCTACATCGAGTGGGCCCTGGTCGGCGCCGAGGTCAGGCCCAGGTTCTACGGCATGGTGAACGAGTTCCCGGTCGACTGGGAAGGCTTGGCCAGCACCGTCACGATCTCCTGCACGGACCTGTTCAAGCGGCTCAACAGGTTGCCCGCCCTGCGGTCGATGCTGACCGAGGAGATCGCCAGCTTCTTCCCGCTCGCGTACTACCCGCTCACCGAGCCGGACAGCTCCACCAGCGCCGGTGACATCTCCGGCAACGGCCTGTCCTCGATGGCCATCACCCAGGCAGGAGTGGGCGGCACGCTCACCCTGGGCACCGACACCGGCCCGGCCGAGACCGGCGACAGTGCGCCCACGTTCACGCCGTCCTCGGCCACCGCCGGGAAGTACCTGGCCGTCGACCTGGGCGCCGCCGCCCAGGCGTCGCTGACGACCGGGCCGCTTCAGATGGAGGCGTGGTTCAAGACGACCACCACGGGCCGGGCGATCCTCGCCCTGTACTCACCCGATCTGCAGTGCGTGCAGGTGCTGTCGCTGTCGGCCAGCGGCCAGCTGCAGATCGAGTGGACGGCCGCGGGCGGCAGCACCCTCTCCGTGGAGATCGTGGGCGGCACCAGCGGCCTGGCCGACGGGAACTGGCACCACTTCATGTGGGACCAGTCCCTGAGCGGCAACGTGAGCGTCGACGGCGTCAACGTCGACGCGAGCATCCCGATCGTCAACGGGTTCGACCAGAGGCTGCTGAATATCGGCGGCTACCGCGGCACCCGCCTGTGGTCGGGCTCCATCTGCCACGTCGCGCTGTACGCCCCCCGCAACAGCATCGGCAGCGTCCTGACCACCCACTACAACGCCGGCGCGAACGGCTTCGCGGGCGAGACTGCCGACTCGAGGATCAGCCGGTTCTGCAGCTACGCGGGCCTGGTCAACACCATCATCCAGGGCAGCACCCACGACCCGATCGCCTCCCAAGGCCCGGGCGGTACAGGCGTGGTGGCGCGGATGCGGGAGGTGGAGTCGACCGAGTCCGGCCGGCTGTTCGCCGCCCGCGACCAGTACTTCATGACGTACCAGTCGCGGGACCTGCGCTACAACCCAGCCCCAGCCGGCGACGCCTTCACCATCGCCTACGCCGACCTGGAGCCCGGCATCGAGTTCGCCGACGACGACCAGAAGATGGTCAACAGCCTCGAGGCCTCGAGGCCCGGCGGCGCCACGCAGAAGGTCACCGCACCCGAATCGATCGTCGCCTTCGGCGTCTACGACCCGGGCGCCCTGTCCATCCTCAAGACGTCCGACAATTCGGTGCTGGACGCCGCGTACTGGCGCGTCTCCCGCTACGGCAACCCGGCGCCGGAGATCCGCGAAGTGCCCATTGAGGCATTCACGCTGTCCACGTACCTGAGCATCCTCGCCGCCGACATCAGCAGTTACTTCTCCGTCACCGGCCTGCCCGCTCAGGCGCCGACGTCCTCGGCCCGCGTCACCGTCGAGGGCTACCAGGAGACGATCAAGAACAAGTCGCACCTGATCCAGTTCCACACGTCCGCCACCGGCACCGACAACGTGTGGGTGCTCGACGATCCCGTCTACAGCGTCCTCGACTCCACCACCCGCCTCGCCTACTGAAAGGGGCCTCCGTGCCCATCGCCGTCGTGCGCGCCGAAGCCTTCTACACCCCGCCGCCCGGCCAGCCCGCCGACCTGTGGGCGGGCGTTCCCGCCGCCGAGCTGGTGTGGAAGTGGTACGAGCTGCGCATGGGCCGACGCGTCACTCCTCCCGAAGAGACCGTCGACGACGTCTACTTCGCGCGCATCAACCAGAACCGGTGGATCGCCGACTGCATGTGCGGCAGCGCCGCCGTCGTCTCCCCGACCGATCCCCGCTACGCCTGCACCGAGTGCGGCTGGGGCTGGTGCACCCTCGTCTTCCCCACCGACCCGGCCGCCGTGGAGGCGAGCCTGATGGCGCTGAAGCCGGTGCTGCGGAACTGGTGGAACGACGCCGACCCGAACAACCCGAACCGGCCGCCGGACCCGACACCGGAGCCGGGCCCGATGCACGAGACGGGGTGAGCACGTGACCTTCGCACCGCGTACCTGGGTCGTCGGCGAGGTGGTCGCCGCCGCCACCATGAACCAGGAGATCCGCGACCAGTTCAACAGCTTCTTCGGCGCCTGGACGCCGTACACCCCGACCTGGTCATCGACCGGGACGGCGCCCAACATCGGAGCCAACGGCACCATCACCGGCCGGTACATGAAGATCGGCCGCACCGTGCTGTGCCTGATCAACGTGACCTTCGGCAGCAGCACCACCTACGGCACCGGCAACTACAACTTCAGCCTGCCGTTCACGGCGGCCAGCTCGGGCATCGCCGTCGTCGGCACCGCCCACTACCTGAACACCGCCCGCTGGCTCGGGCAGATCGTCATCTCCTCGGCCGCCGCCAACTGCAGCGCGTTCTTCCCCACCGCCACAGGTGACACCCGCACCAACTTCATGACCGCCACCCTGCCGGAAACCATGGCGTCCGGCGGTCAGCTCCGCCTCGCCTTCATCTACGAGTCCGCTACCTGACCACCCCCGTCCCTGTCCGCCCCGCGCCGATGGCCGGGGCCTTCGTCATTTCTGGAGCATCCATGGCACAGCACCCCCCGAGCGAGCTCGGGCTGCTGGCGTACCTCGCGTACAGCGAGGCCGTCGGCGGCACCACCCACGACGACCGTCCCATGCCCGCCTGGGAGGACCTCGGCGAGCAGGTCCAGGGCGGCTGGATCGCCGCCGCGGCCGCGGTAGTCGACCACACCGCCGGCGACCAGGCCACGGCTGCCGAGGCAGAGCAGGAGCAGCAGGGATGAAGCTCGTCACCAGAGCCCAGCTCGGCTGGCCCGCCTCGGCCGCGCCGACGCAGACGTCCACCAAGGGCGTCAAGGTCCACTACGAGGGCACGGCGGTGAGCACCAAGCTCCTCACCGACCACGACGCGTGTATCGCGGAGTGGAAGGCGATCCGCAGGTCCCACCTGGCGAACGTCAAGGAGAACTACTCCGACATCGCCTACAACTATGGGGGGTGCCCGCACGGCTACCTTCTCGAGGGCCGCGGCATCGGCAAGCGCACCGGAGCCAACGGCAACCCAGCCGACGGACGAAATGCTCGGCGCCATCCGCGACGGCATCGAGCTCCTGCGCCAGCACGGCGCCGAGAACGAAATCAAGGGCCACCGCGACGGCTACGCCACCACCTGCCCCGGCGGCCCGCTGTACGGGTGGGTGCAGAAGGGGGCGCCCCGCCCGGCCGGCACCGGCAGCGGCCCCGGGACCCAGCCGAAGTACGAGCCGTTCCCCGGCCCCTCCCTGTTCATGGAGGGCAGCAAGC